GTAGTGGGCTATTAATTTATTTTGTGTTTATTTCCCTTTGCAAGTACCATAATGCTTTTTTCAAATCTTGTTCTTTATTCCCTTTCCTATCAGCACGTAAAAGATACTTTAAAGCGTTTCCCATGTTGAAATTTAGCTTAAAAGCATCAATAATATCTATTACCTCATACCCTTCTACATTATAGTGTTTCGGGTGGTTTACCATGTCGGGTTGTTCACTCATTTCATATTATTTAAGTAGTTATCAAAGTCTTCGTTAGCCATAATGTTTTTCAAAGTTGCACTAAACTCAATCTTATCTTTACTACCAAGTTTATATGCAGTAAGCCAAGCATTTACATACGCTTGTTTAACCAACTCATACACCACACCAGCAAGCACCATTTTAGACTGTATTTCGGCTTCAATTTCGCTTTGTGGTATAATCTCTACAAATGGTTTGTTTTGGGCTTGTTTTAGCTTAGTAACAAGCAGTTCGGCTATTTTAGTTTGTTGGGTGGTGGTCATCTTCATTAAGTTTAGTTAAAATAAAATCAATACCTGCCGATAATGCAAGGTCGTGTGTGTCTTTGTAAATTATCTCGTGTAGTTGAAGTGTTGGAATGGCTATAACCACACATTCCCAATGAAATTTATCTGTGTAGACTGGTTCTGTGCCTACAAACCAACCCTTAACCTCACGTAGCCATGTAGCAACATCGGTTAATTTTGGGCGGGTATAGTGCCATGAATAGCCATTGTTATAATCAATTATATCTTCAAATTGTTCTGCTATCCACCCTTTATTTAAATGGTCAATCCAATAATGCGTATCAGGTACATCATACCCTAACTTTTTGAGTATAACCGATTGTTCGGGGGTGGTTCTTGTGTGTTGCATTATTTTAGTTTTGATTGTTTAAGTATTTTCATTGCATCCCATAGCGTACTAGCAGTCATAGCTAATACAACTACATTAAGGAATATTAAGCCTATTATTATTTGCTGCATGTTAGTCAAGTAATTTAAATAAATGTGGATAATCGGGGCAAAATGTAACCCATCTTTGTGGATTAGTTTCATCATCATGACCCCAACATAAGTCACATAATGCGTGTTGTTTAGGGTACAAAATATCACCTTTAAATAAGTGCGTAAAATGTGGCATTGGGGCTATTACCTCGTATCTGTTATTGTTCATTATAGTTTGCTTTTAGCGTTTCCAAATGTTTAATAGCCTTATCGCTTTCGGCACGTATGACACGTATCATATCGTCTGCTAATGGTGGTGGTATCTGCTTAGTTTTACCCTTACAAATGTCATATACATATTGTGGGTGTACTTTTAGTACCATCTTATCCCATAGCTTGATTGCTTTAAATAGGTCGTTAATTCTCATTAGTTTGTGTATGTTTTGGTGAAGTAATCTTGTGAATTTATATACTCTGAAATCCCATTAAATGACATTGATTTGCTTGCTGCATTACCATCATAATACGCCTTTTGTATAACCTCACGTTCGTATGGCAAAAGGTCGGTTAGTATCTGAATTGCTTTATCGCAAGCAGATTGATAGTGAATGTGTTTGTATTGACCATCTGCTTTGATTTGCTCAATAGCCCGTTGTAGTGCTGTCTGTGCCATGTGTTATAATTTTTCACAAAGATAGTCCATTCCCCCGAATAAACAAATAAAAATATTTTTTTACAAAAGTTTGTTGGTATCATTTATTGTTGTACATTTGCTAAACATTAAACGATAAAAACATGACAAAAGAAACACAAAACACAATAGTAGCGGAGATTATTCCGTACGATTTCAGACAGTCAGAACAATACGGCATGAAGCCACAGCCAAATGACGATGATAACGATTACGAAGACGAATACACAGATTCATATTAATAACCAACTAAAACCAAACAAAATGACAGCATTTAAAAAATTAGTAGAATTTAACAAACAACTACCCCACCATCAAGGGGTAGAATTGTTAAACTTAATACATGCTTATGTATTAGAAACAGAAGCGGAAAAATTAGCATTAATGGAGCAATACGAAAGTATATTTAAAAATGCTACAAATAAAACCCCATTATCTAACCCCATTCAAACTATAGAAGGATGCTAGACCCCAACAACCCAACAACGGCAGACAGCGCAATTATTATCGCTGCAATAGTAGTAGTAATGGTATTTGTTATGATTGTACGTGAAAGCATAACAACTACCAAGCGCAAGAAACAACACAATATTTTTGATGAAACAGATATATACTAACATGATACCGCAACAAATAGAACTAATAGCCTACACCGTAATGGCACTAATCGGAATTATTTACCTACTAAAAAAAGCAACAACATGACACGTAAACGCAAACACGAACTATTCGTTACCTTCCACTACCATACCGGAAGACGCAACAAACGCAAATACACTAATCTTTTAGCCAACTTTTTAAACAACCTCAAATGCACATTTTCAAAGCAATCGAAAACAAATTAACAATCGTTACCACCAGCATAGAACAGCGCAATTTCTTAACGCAAGTACTTGATTACATGCAGCAAGAACCAGCGTTACCGTTTAATGCCGATAGTGAGTGTGTATGTGTATGGCTACAGGATAGTACGTATCTATTTTCGCTACAAAGCAAGGAAACTAACCCTATCAGTATTATTACCGACCTAGAATTAACATTCAACATCAAAGAGCTATCCGCAATATGGGGCAAACATAGCAGCACCGTTCACCAACTATTAAAACGACCTAACAACTGGAAACACCACAACATAGCTAGTAAAAATAAATGTGGCAAAGAGATAGTAGTTACTTTGAAATTCCAATAGTATTTTGTACATTTGCACATCATTAATAACTAAACACACAAACATGGCAACAGAAACACAACAATTACAATTAGTCAATCCGCAAGACCTTTCATTTGTAGATGACAATATGCTATCAGCTAAACAGCTACAAAGCCTACTAAAGCACACCCCACCGCAATACGTACACACTAGACCTGCAAAGGGTGGTGGTACATGGGAATACGTATCAGGTGGCTATGTACGTAAAGTGCTAAATCTTATGTTCGGTTGGAATTGGTCATTTGAGATAGTAGACGAAAAAATACTACATGGTGAAGTAGTGGTAAAGGGTAAGCTAACTTGTACCAGCAACGGCACATCGATAGTTAAAATGCAATTCGGCAATAAGGATATTATTTACAAAAAGTTGCAACAAGGCGAAACTGAAAGAGTACCGTTATCAATAGGCAATGACCTAAAGGCAGCAGCTACAGACGCATTAAAAAAGTGTGCAGCCGAAATAGGTATAGCAGCCGACATTTACAATAAACAAGACTTTAAGGCGGTAATGGTTGATACATCTGTGACAGACATTCAAGACCTAAAAGAACTGTTTGAGTTAAAGCGTGATGCTATGACAGCCGAGCAAATAAAAAACGCTGACCGCATAATCAACAACACCGAAACAAAATCATACAAAAAACTATTTGACCAACTAAAAGCACTATAATGAGTATCATAACTAACACACAAAGATTAGGGAATTTCACCAGCAGTAATATATACAAACTGTTATCTAAAGCCAAAAACGGTAAAGACTTTGGCGCACCTGCATTGACTTATATTGAGGAGTGCAATATTGAGCGTGAAATGGGTATTTATTTAGGCAATGAAACAAGTGCACGCCCTTTAGACTGGGGCAAACACTGTGAGCAGTTCGCATTTGACCACATCAGCACCGAATACATAATCACATCAGACATTACCACTGTACACCCTACATTACCATTTTGGGTAGGTAGTGCAGACGGTTATAAAGAAGATACCGTATTCGACCTTAAATGTCCTATGACTAGAAAATCATTTTTCGGGCTGGTAGCTGGTGAAAATATAAGAAGTATGATAGATGGTTTTACCCGCAACAACTTCAAATATAAGGCACATACAGACGCAGATAAGTACTATTGGCAGTTAGTATCCAACGCTATTATTTTGGGCAAAAAATACGCTGAATTGATAGTATACATGCCATACCAAAGTGAACTGCTAACAATTAAAGAGGCTGCAAAGGATTTTTACAACTGGATACATTACAGCGCAGATATTGAACTACCATATTTACCAGATGGTGGCAAGTTTCAGAACATAAATATTATCCGTTTTGAAGTTCCACAAAGCGACATTGACCTACTAACCGAATGTGTAACAGAAGCATCTAAACACCTTGTTACACCATGATAATAACAGCAAAATACATAGAGGAACAGTTTTGGTTGGAGCGCAAATTTAAAGGAGTGCTAACAGTACAACGAATAGAGCAAGTAGTTTGCAGCCATTTTAAGGTGACTATTGAGCAAGTGAAGACAGGTAGCAGACGATACAATATTACAGAATGTAGGCACTTAATTTGGTACTATTTGCGAAGTACAGGAATGACATTGCAAGCCATCACCAATATGTACAATAAAAAAGACCATACATCGGTAATACATGCACTAAACAAAGTTGAAAGGTTACTGCAAAACGATGATGAAATGAAGTACAATGTATCAGCAATTAACACACAACTAAACTTACAAAAATGACCACTAACAGCCAATCAGAATTAAAAGGACTTGCAAAAGATTTGCGAAGGCTTTTGTATCTCAATCAAGCGCAAACGTTTACAATTCAATCAATACTTGCTAATCCGATTTGTCAACCTATTTTGAAAGACATAATCAAAAAACAGGTAAATGCAATGAACTATGTTAAGAATGAAATAAAAAGTAGGGATAAAGCAGATACATGGCAGACTATACAAGATGAATTGGATAGCGATAGGATGCACGACATAGCCCTACACATTGACTTTATAGCAGGCATTGCC